TGGCGGGCGTGCCGGTCGTTTGGCGATTGGTCTGCAAAGAACTCCAGCCGCCAGCGCCACGCGATCCGTTTCGCCGATACCGGGCAATGTGACGCTCTTGAGCGAACCTAGCGTCTGGCCCGGTGCGCTCTTGCGGCGATCTACCGTCGCCCACAGTCTGCAAGCCTGCCAGCCACTCGCCGTAGGATCGTGGCAGACGGCCGCGTTGCGGGCTGGACCCGTGCCACCTCGAGGAGATCCCCAATGTCCGAGATCAAGATTCGCCGACGCTCGCGTGACCTTCCGATCACGCTCTCGACTGCCACCGCTTCAGCCACCACCATCCGCATGGAAGACTTCGCGGGCGGCGTGGTCGAGCTCGGCACCATGAGCACGAACGCCACGAGCCTGCAGATGTGGGGAGCCTCGACCGACACCGGACCTTATCGCCGCGTCTACAAGACCGACGGCAGCGTGGCCGACATCACGCTCGCACCATCGACCACCGACGGCCGCATCTACGCCCTGCCCGACGAGGTATTCGCTCTCCAGTTCCTGCGAGTGGTGAGTGCCACCACGAACAGCACCGGGACAGTCGGGATCGTCACGCTCAAGAGCTAGCCCATGCCGCAGCGTATCGAGATGTGGAGGCCGCCCCGGGCCAAGCATCAGATCCGCGTCGCAGAGTCCAGGCCCAACGCCTACAGGCGAGGGTATACCGATGGTCGGCATCGAGCCTGGCGTCGGGCTGTGCTCGAGCGTGACGCGTGGACGTGTCGCCACTGCCGGCGAGTCTGCGGACGCAAGGGCGAAGCGCATGCTGATCACGTGAGCCCGGTGGTCGCTGGCACTGATCACTGCGTCGATGGTCGCTCGCGGTATGACGTTGAGGTCGGGCAATGCCTGTGTGCTCCATGCCATCAGCGGAAGACGAACGCGGAGGCCGTCGCGTCGCGCGCGAGTTGACGCGACGCCTAGATTTTGTGCAGCCACCGCCTAGGGGGTGCGCACGAAAACGAGCGTCTGAGGAAAACCAACTGTTCCGGGGCACGCTCGTCGGCGGGAGTTTCTGACCCTGTTTTTTGGCCTGCACAAAACGGAGGCACGCGTGGGGCGGCGAGGACCGAAGACACAACCGACAGCGGTGAAGATTTTCCGCGGCAACCCGAGCAAGGAGAACCTCGCCGAAAAAGTTGCTCGCCAGCCGAAGCCGAGCGAAGCATCGCTCGCTCCGCCGCCGATCCTCGAGGGCCATGCGCTCGCGATGTGGAACCGTCGGGCTCCGCAACTCGCAGCGATGAAGGTGCTGACCGACGCTGACATCGAAACGCTCACCAGGTACTGCATCGCTTGGGAACTCTACATGCTGGCATACGCCGCAGTAAAGGGAGCCGGGCTCTCGTCGGAGATCGCGAGCGGTCGGCGAACGACCACGCCCGAAGCCACGCTGATCCGCGGCTACCACGCCGACCTTCTGCAGATCGAACGTGAATTCGGGCTGACTCCATCCGGCCGCGCCGGCATCAAGGTTGACCATGCCGAAGAGCAGAACACGCTCGCGAGCTTCCTCAACGAAAACGCCAGCTAGCCCGCCGGCCGAAGCCTGGAAGCAGCGGCCCGAGTACGTGGACGGCTTCGTCTACGATCCGGCTGCCGCGGCTCGCGTGATCAAGTTCATCGAGACGTTCTGCCGGCGTGTCGGCGATGACGGGCGGAATCACCCCGTCAAACTCCTCGACTGGCACAAGACCGGACTGATCGAGCCGGTGTTCGGGTGGAAGCATCCCGACGGCCGCCGCCGCTACCGAAAAGCCGGTCTTTTCGTCCCGAAAAAGAACACGAAATCGAGCCTCATGTCGTGGCTCACGCAGTATTTCCTCGTCGCCGACTTTCCACTTAGTGACGTGTTCGGTGCGGCCGTGGATCGTGAGCAGGCGCGGATCATCTTCCGCATGGTGGCGAAGAGCATCCAGGCGTCGCCCGAGTTGTCGAAGGTGCTCGAGGTGATCGACTCGCGTTCGGTGATCGTGAACAAGGAACACGGCAACTACTACCGCTGTCTATCCGCCGACGCGTTTCGGAATGAGGGGCTCAATGGAAAAGTGATCGTCGATGAAATCCACGCGCACAAGACGCCGGATCTCGTCGATGCGTTGATCTACGCGACGCGTGCCACTCGGAACGGACTCGTGATGGCGATCTCTACGGCGGGCGACAACCGCACCGGGATCGGCTGGCAGTGGTGGCAGGACTGCGAGATGGTGACGGCGAACCCCAAGTCGAATCCGACCTTCTACGGCAAGATCTACGCGGCCCGCCCCGACGAGGGCGATGACATTGGCGACCCGGCCGTGTGGCGGAAGGCGAATCCTTCTCTCGGGATCGTGTTCCCAGAAGACGAGTTCGCGGCCGATTACCAAGACGCGATGACGAACCCGCGAAAGCTCGGGCGGTTTCTCCGATATTCCTTGAATGTCTGGAGTGCCCCCGACGGGAGGTTCTTCAAGCCGGATGCCTGGGCTGCGTGCGGCGAGCCGCTGCGGCCGTTCGGCGATCGCCCGGTGTACGCCGGGCTCGATCTCGCGACCACGTATGACCTCACCGCCCTCGTGCTCGCCTGCCCAGACCCCAGCGACGGGTCGGTCGATCTGCTGCCGTTCTTCTGGATTCCAGAAGCGAACGCGGTGGAGCGGTCGAACCGCGATAAGGTCGATTATCTGTCGTGGGTTCGCGAAGGGCATATCCGCGTGACGCAAGGCAACGTCACCGACTACACGGTGCTGCACCGCGACATTCTCGCGATCTGCGAGGAATACAAGGTGCGGACGCTGGCCGTGGACTTGAAGCACAACGGGCAGATGCTCGCGAACATGCTGCAAGGGGATGGGGTGGAAGTGCGAGGATTTCCGCAAGGCGGACGGGCTATGTCCGCGCCGATGCGCTCCCTCGAAAACCTCGTGACCGGCGGCAAAGTTCGGCATGCCGGGCACCCGGTGCTCGGGTGGTGCGCGAACAACACCGTGTGCCACGAGACGAGCAAGGGCGAGATTTTCCCGAGCAAGAGCAAGAGCACCGAGCGGATCGACGGAATCATCGCGACGTGTGAAGCCCTCGCCGTGTGGCTGGGCAACGAACAGTCCCAGACCGCAGCCCCCGAAATCTTCTTCCTATGATCGCGAAAAACGAGCACCGCATCCTCTGGCTGCCCGGCGAAGAACGCATGTGGGATGAGGACGCCGGCAGTCGCTCGTCGGCTGGCGTGCGGATCAGCCCCGACAACGCGCTCATGGTCTCGACGGTCTTTGCCTGCATCCGCGTGCTCGCGGAGGCGGTGGCGACGCCGGCCCTCCACGTGCTCGAGCGGATGGCCGACGGCGGCAAGCGGCGCGCGACCGAGCTCCCGCTGTACCGGAAACTGAACCTACAGCCGAACGGATGGCAGACCTCGTTTGAGTGGCGCTGCCAGTTGATGCTCCACGCGGGCCTCTACAACGTCGCCTACTGTGAGATCGTGCCCGGGCAGTCGGGATCGGTGGAGCAACTGATTCCGCTGCACCCGTCGCGGATGAAGGTGGAGCGGCTGGAGAACGGCAAGCTCCGCTACAAGTATCGCGAGGAGAAGGGGCAGGAGACGGTCTACAACCAGGAGCAAATCCTCGCCATTCGTGGGCTCACCGAGGACGGCATCAACGGACTCTCGCCGGTCGAGACGTGCAAAGACGCGATTGCCTTGGCGCGAGCCTACGAACTCCACGGGGCGCGGTACTTCGCCGCCGGTGCCCGGCCCGGCTTCGTGCTCTCGACCGAGGGGCAACTGAACGCCGAAGCCCGCGAGACGCTGGCGAACCAGTGGGACCGCAAGCACGCCGGAGTAGGGAATTCCCACCGGACGGCCGTGCTCACGGGCGGACTCAAGCCCTACGGGCTGCCGCAAAACACGAACACCGACAGTCAGTGGCTCGAGGGGCGGCGTTTTCAGATCGAGGAAATCTGCCGGCTCTGGCGCGTGCCGGCCTGGAAGATTCAGGCGCAGGGCGCGATGCCGCCCGGGTCGCTCGAAACCTCGTCGCAGGAGTTCCTCACCGACACGATCATGCCGTGGCTGCGTCGCTTCGAGTCGGCGTTCACGCGCGATCTGATCGTCGAGGATGACCGCTACGAAGTGTCCTTCGACACGCGATTCATGCTGCGTGCCGACTCCGCGAGTCGCTCCACGTACTACCGGCAGATGTGGGATCTCGGCGTGTTCAATACGAACGACATCCGCACCGAGGAGGGCATGAACCCGGTGGATGGCGGCGACGTTCGATACCGCCCGCTCAATATGGGCACGCTGGGCCAGGATCCGACGGCGACCGACGTGCTCGCGCAGCAGCAGCCCGGCAGCGGCATCGACGGGCAGGCGGTCGAAGGCGGGCTTGCCGCTGCGGCTGGCGAGCCGGTGGTGCCTGCGACGCCGGGCGAGCCTGCCGAGCCCGAGGCTCCGCAAGTCGCCGACGTGTCGCTGAATGGTGCCCAGATCACGGGGCTGATCGCGATCATTCAGTCGGTGGTCGATGGGTTGGTCAATCGGGACGGTGCGGCAGCGATGATCGCTGCGGCGTTCCCGTCCATGAACACCGCACAGATTGCGGCGATTCTTGCCGGGGTGGTGGAGCGTCAGCCCGCACCAGCAGCGGACCCTGCGCAGCCGCCGCAAACCGAGCCGATGCCCACTGCCCCGGCGGGTCGCTCGCTGTCTGGGTCTTCTCGCGACTGCGGCACTGGTGCCGGCGGTTTCAAGCCGGGCAACAAGTGCGCGGGCGGCGGAGACGGCGGCGGTTCCAAGGGCGGAGGCGCATCGTCTGGCGGATCTGCAGGAGATGACTCTGTCGATACCGCCGGGGGCGGCGCATCCGGGCCAGCCCATTCAGAGGGAAGCAAGGCCAACAAGCATCGAGAAGCTAACAGGCAATCTCGCAAGACAGAAGATTACACGCCCACCAGGGGTGATGCGACGGACACATCGGACAGACACACCGTCACCCCCCGATACGCTGCGGACGGTCGCTACATCGCGCCTACTTCGCCAGACGATTGGACCCCGCAGCGCCAAGAAATGCACCGGCAGATCATCGCCGATGCGACGGCCGGCGTCCCTGCCTCAGAAGAGCCGACCTTCTACATGATGGGTGGCGGGCCGGCGGCCGGCAAAAGCAGCATCATCAGAAGCGGCGACGTGAAGCACCCAGAAAAGCATGTGCTCGCGAATCCAGATGAGTTCAAGTTGGACATCCCCGAGTATCGCGATGGCTTGGCTGCGATGGACTTCAAGGCAGCAGCAAACGCTCACGAGGAATCAAGCTACCTGAATAAGCGAGTGATGGCAGCGGCTCGAGGAAATTCTCAGGATGTTGTGTGGGATGGCACTGGGAATCATTCAATCGAGAAGCTTGAGTCTCAGGTGAAGCCTTTTCGGGACGCAGGCTACAAGGTTCAAGCCGATTACGTGACGTGCGACACAGATCAGGCCGTGTCTAGGGCAGTTGCTCGCGCGAAGAAAGAGGGTCGCGAGGTTCCAGAGTCTGAAATCCGAAGAACACATGCATCCGTTTCGCAGATCTGGCCCGAGGCTGTTCGACGCGGCCTCTTTGATCAAAGCGATCTCTATGACACGAATGCCGGCGGCAAGCCGGTTCGCATTGCGTCCGCGAGAGGCACCAAACTGACGATCCACGACGAAGCCGCGTACCAGAGGTTTCTCGACAAGGCGGGAGGCCCGAAGAAGCGGTCGAGTCGCGGGGCTCGGAAGCGTTAGTCTCGAGCCGGCATCGGCATGATGCCCTTCTTTAGCATCTCGTCGATCTCTGGCTTGATTTCCTTGAAGTAGGCCGCAGCCTCTTCGCCCATGATGCTGGGCTCTGTCTTGCCGTTGACTGCGTCTCGCATCAACTGGTTGCGATCGTCTTGTGTCAGCGCCATCGTGCCCTCCTGTTCCGTTCAGCATATCACGCGTGGCACGCAGAGCATCGCCGGCTGTTGCTCAGAGCAGCAACTCGCCGGTCACAACGTACTGCTCGGCGAGTTTCTCCATTGCTCTGGTTGTCACCACGTACTCGTGCCATCCGACCTTACACTGCGCCGCTGGCGTCAGCATCTCGGGCGTCAGGGTGTAGCGGAAGGTGATCCCGCGACCCTTGAGCACGAGCGGCGTCTTGATGTAGTAGTGCTTTCCGTAGTGCCCGAGTCGAGCCTCGATCTGCGAATCCTCCCGCCGCTTCTCGCCCATTTCTGGGTAGTGGAAGTGCATGCCCATTTCATCCTCCTCGTTTGGTGAACTCTCGATCCACGCCTGACGGCCACACGCCGTCAGGCAACCGTCGCCGGGAGTTTTTCCCGGTATCCGATCCAACTGCCGCCAGACCACCGGAACCCGTTCGCCTTGAGGTCGTTCAGGATCTCGCGGGCGGGCTTCTCCGCGAACGTCACTCGGACGAACGCGTCGCCCTCAATCAGCACGCCGTCGGCTGCGGCCTCCGCTGCCGCTGACCGCTTGGCCATCTGCTCGACCAGGGCAAGCCGCTTCCGGTCTGCCGCGATCTGCTGCCGAAGATTCGACAACGCATACGGCGGGTACGGGTGAGGCTCCCAAGAGTAGGTCGGTTTGTAGTTCTTGACCTTCTCGGCCTCCGCCTCAGACAGCCCTTCGTCGATCTTTCCGGTCTTCAGGAACTTGGCGTGAGCCCTGTTGACGAACTTCATACGCTCGGCGATCCGCTCACGATCGGCCATCCGCTTCTTCAACTGCTCCGCTGCGTTCTCGTCATCGCTGAAAATGTTCCGCTTCAGCCGGCTTTCGAGGGTCGCCGCCGCCCGGTCGTGCCGAGCGGCCATCCGCTCGGACTCAATGCCGGCACGCATCCCATTCTCGATCCGCTTGGCATCCGCCCGGGCACGCTTCTCGGAGTGGTGCCCGACAAGAATAGGCTGGCCGAACGGGATCATTTCGCCCACTGCCTTCGCCGCCTTGAACGCGGCGTCTGCCTTTGCCACCCGCTTCTCCGCCCACTCGCGGCGAAGCTCGGCCCGCCGCTCCATTCGTTCTCGCATGGTCATCGTGTTTTCTCCTTTGGTTTCCGATCACTCAGCCACTCGCCGCCATCACCGCCATCATCTTCCCGTGCGCGCCCCAGTAGTGGCCGATCAGTTCTCCGGTGTAAGCCTGAATGGCGGTCCACGGGAACTGCTCGGTCTTCGTGTTGGGGTACTTGTAAATGACTCCGGTCACAACTCCACCACGCTTCACAAGGTATTCGGCGGGCGTGTTGCGCCCGGTCGCCTTCTTGTAAAGCTCAACGGTCACTGCCTTGCTCATCGCTCACTCTCCTTTCTGGGCGGCCGCAGCCGCGACAAACTTCTCGTAATCCAACTCCCACGCCTTCGGCTGGGGCGGCATCTTCTTCGCCTCCCCGCCATGCTGGGCCGCGTACTGCTTGGCCCGCTTCTCAGTGATCCCGAACATCCGCTGGCTCATGTGCTTCCCGATCCATTGCCAGTTCTGGGGCTCGGGTCCGGCCATCGCCGCAGCCAACTCCCGAAAGTGATTCAAAACCGCTTCGTTCACAAGCAACCTCCTTTCGACTCCCGATCACCCATCCATCACACCCCTAGTATATCCGATCGGCAATACCATGGCAAGAGGTTGAGACAAAATAATTTCAGCCCTAGAAACAGGCTGATTTTATGGGTATTTCCGAGTGGACACTTAGTACCGTGAGAAACGGCTACTCTCGCGGCCTTCCGGCCGTCGGATGCCGGCTAAAACGCTCGGCATCGACCCTGCGGATGAACCACTGATCTTCGATCCTAAAGGCCCGCACTTTGCCCGCAGAGGCCAGTTGGCGCATCCAGGCTCTAGTCACGTCCGCCAGCTTTGCGGCCGTCCCAACGCTCACGTATTCGCCTGGATCGATTTTAGGCATGGTTGCGAAGTGTACCCCGCTGCAAGCCTTGGGGCAAAGGGCGATAGCCTCAAGGCATGGCGAAGTATGACCACATCGACTTCACACCGCCCGCCGGCGTGCGCGACGAAGCCGCGAAGGGGCTCGCGTGGCGCGACGAGTTCAACCGCGGCGGCACAGCGGTCGGCGTTGCCAGGGCGCGCGACCTGTCGAACGGCACGAACATCTCGCCCGAGACGGCACGCCGCATGAAGGCGTATTTCGACAGGCACGAGATCGACAAGCAAGGAAAGGGCTACCGCCCAGGCGAGGACGGCTATCCATCAGCCGGCCGCATCGCCTGGGCGCTTAGATCTGGGGCGGAGACCCCGGCCAGGATTGGGCGAACAAGTTGGTGAAACAGATGAACGCCGCAGACGAGGAGAGAACGATGAGCAACGCAGTTGAACGCCGCAGCCTGTTGATCGAGGAGAACGCCGATGCCGCCGTGCCGATGCTCGCCGTCGAGAAGCGGAGCATCGAGGGCGAAGGCGAGCGTGAATACATCGTGGGCTACGCCGCCCGCTTCGGCGTGCGGTCGCTGCTGCTCGGCGACTTCTATGAGCGTATCGACCCGGCGGCGTTCAGCATCGTCTCGGAGCGGCGCGGCCGGAAGAAGAAGCTCGAAACGCGGGCGCTCTTCAATCACGATTCAAACTACCCGCTCGCCCGCTATCCGCGGACGCTGTCGCTGACGGTGGACAAGGTAGGGCTGCGGTATGAGTTTCCGGTGCCCGACTCCACCTACGGCCGGGATCTCGCGAACAACATCCGCGACGGCATCGTGCTCGGATCGTCCTTCGCGTTCACGGTCGCACCTGGGGGCGATGCGTGGGCGATCGAGGACGGGCAGAGCGTGCGGACGATCCGCTCGGTCGATTCCTTGCTCGATGTCGGCCCATGCACGTATCCGGCCTACGGCGACGGCGGTCTTGAAGTCGCCCAGCGTTCGCTCGAACAGTTCCGCCAGCAGCGCGAGGCGGTGGTAGCCAAGCGTGTGCGGTCGGCCGCGAAGGCCGCAGAGTTCCGCAATTTCTTGAGGTCGCATGGCCGCTAAATCCGGCGATTCGTGCCCGAATTGTCGCGTCGGGAAGTTGCTCGTCGCGTCGAGTCAACGCCAGGGCGAGTACCAAATTCGGTACTTGCGGTGCCGCTGCGGCAACACCGACAAGCACGTGTTGCCCGCCGCTGAAGTGCGTCGCGCGAAGCCAGCGGCCTGACCCTTCTTTACTGCCCGCTCTGCGTGTGCTGCAAGGGTGCGTGGCTGTCTCCATACGTTCAAGGGTAGAGCGACGGCATTGAAGCCGCCGCGACCCCGTACATAGGAGCGACGCTCGTGGACAAGCTGAAGAAGCTGCTCGATGAACTGGCTGCCGTGGTTGCCGAGATGGAGGCCACGACCCAAGCCCCAGCCGAGGGCGACGCTCCGGCGATGGATGCCGCGCAGGAGGCTTCCCTCCGCTCGCTCGAAGAGCGAGCGGACAAGCTCCGCGAGCAGATCGAGTTTCTGAAGCGCGTTCAAGCCAAGGAGTTGGAACTCCGCAGCGTTCTGGAGCGTGCCGCTCCGGTGAAGGCTGTTGCCGCCGCCCTCGATACGAAGGAGACCGCCGACGTGGAGAAGCGAACCGAGTACGCCGTGCCGAAGTCGCACACCAGCCTCCGCGCGTTCCGCGACGCTGAGACTGCTTACCGTGCTGGAATGCACATCAAGGGCTTCGTCTTCGGTGACGCTGAAGCCCGCCGGTGGTGCAAGGATCATGGCGTCGAGACCCGCGCCCAGGCCGGCGGCGTCAACTCGCTCGGCGGTGTGCTGACGAGCCCTGAACTCAGCACCGAGGTGATTCGTCTCGTCGAGGAATTCGGCGTGTATCCTCAGTACGCTCGCCGGATGCCGATGAACAGCGACACGATGGTGATCGCCCGTCGGACGGGTGGCCTCTCGGCTCGCCCGGTCGGCGAGAACGTCGAGGTGACGGCGAGCGACGTGACGTTCGACAACGTCGAGCTCGTCGCGAAGATTTGGGGCGTGGCGAACCGCGTCCCAAATTCGCTGCTCGAAGACTCGGTGATCGACCTCGCCGACCTCATGGCCCTCGAAATCGGCCAGGCTTACGCCGAAGCGTTCGACAACGCGGGCTTCATCGGTGACGGCACGAGTGCCTACCACGGCGTGACTGGTGTCGCGACGAAGGTTCTGCAGTCGAACTACTCGGCGTCGGTCGTGACCGCGACCAGCAACACGACGTTCGGCGACCTGACGATGAAGAACTTCACCGACACGCTCTCGCGGTTGCCGCTCTACGCTCGCAACCGGAACGCTCGGTGGTACATCTCGCCGGTCGGCTGGGGTGCCGCGATGCTGCGGCTCGCCATGCTCCCAGGCGGCACGTCGAACGCTGGCGGGAACAACAGCGACAACGTCGCGGCCGGCTTTGGCGAGACGTTCCTTGGCTACCCCGTCACGATGGTGCAGAGCCTTGAGTCGCGGCTCACCGGCACCACTGGTCAGGTGGCTGCCCTGTTCGGCGATCTGTCGCAGGCGGCCCTCTTTGGCGATCGTCGGGCGATCTCGATCAAGACCGCTTCCGAGCGGTACATCGAGTTCGATCAGACCCTGACGTTCGCCACGACCCGCAACGCGATCGTCGTGAACGATCTCGGTTCGACCACGAAGGCCGGCCCGGTGGTCGCCCTCAAGTTCGGCTGATACCTCAAACATTCCTAGGAGAATCCGAAAGTGAATCACGTTTCCGCTAGCAAGACCGTGGAAAAGGTCGAGGTTTCGGTCGCGGCCGGTGCCACGCACTCGCTCGAGATCGACACGATCGGCTTCGCTCACGCTTCGATTGACGTGGCGTTCAGTCCGTTCACCGCTGCTGCGGCCACCGCAGCGACGGCGGCCGTGGTGCTCCGTCTGGCCCAGTCTGATGTGTCCGGCTCAGGCCAGACGAACATCAGCGGGTTCGTCGGCGGCACCGACTTCACGGTCGCCGCGGGCAGCACGACCGGATCGAACGTTGGCTACAGCCACCGCTTCGATGTCGATCTCCGCGGCAAGCGTCGCTATCTGACGGTGTACGCGACGCCGGTCAGCACGGTGGGCGTTGTGACCGTGGCTCGTCTCTCGAAGGGTGAGGCTGGTCCGATCTCGGCTGCCGACAAGGGCGTTGTGACGCAGGCGGTCGGCTGATCGGCTTGACACGCAGGGCAATCTAGGCGGCGGGCGTGGCACTGGTCACGCCCGCCGCTTCTCTTTCTGCGAGGTGCCCATGCTGGTTCAGGTTGGCGATACACGCGTCGAGGTACGAGCGGAGGCCGTGCTGTCTGGCCCACGGTTCGGACCGCTGATCAACGTGTTCGGCTTCATCGAGGCGATGATGCCGCTGCACATTCGCCCGACACTCGGGCAGGGAGCCTACTGGAGCCAGGTTCTCACGAGGATGCTCGAACAGTTCGAGCCGACCACCGAATACATCATCACGCTCGATATGGATTCCTTCATCTCCAAGGAAAACATCGAGCACCTGTTTGCTCTGGCGATGACGTTTCAATGTGACGCGCTCGCACCGCTCCAGACGAAACGCGAGGACGGGCGGCCGATGCTCACGCTCCTCGACCAACTCGACAATCCGCCGAAGGATGGCACAACCGAAGTGCCTGTCGGGTGGTTCGGTGCTCCTGTGCAACAGGTGGACTCGGCTCATTTCGGATGCACGATCATCTCCACCAGGGCTCTCCGCCGCATGGCGAAGCCTTGGTTTCAAGAGACGCCCGATCCGAATGGCGGCTGGGGCGACGGCCGCCGCGACGCCGACATAGCGTTCTGGGCAAACTTCAAAGCGTCTGGCAACAGACTCTACGTGACGCCGCGCGTCGTGATCGGCCACGGCGAGTACGTGATCACGTGGCCCGGGAAGAACCTCGCCGGCCCGGTCTACCAATACACGACTGATTGGCAGAACACCCGCAAGCCGCCCGAATCTGCATGGAGTGTGCCCGAATGAGCATGATGAAGATACGCATGAGTCGGGCCTACGCGGCCTACAAGAAGGGCGAAGTCGTGGAGTTGCCGGAGCGGCAGGCGGAGTCGCTGATCGCGTGGGAGTACGCGACGCGTGTCACCGATGCCGAGAAGCCTCTCCTCGAAACGCCGAAGCCCCGCCGGAAGCAGCCATGAAGATCCGCATGATCGAGCGTTTCTGCAAGATGGCAGAAGGCACGGTGCACGACATCGACGACGGCCCAGCCCGGCAGTTGATCGCCGAAGGCTATGCGGTCGAGTACCGCGACGAGCCCAAGGTCGAGAAGGCCCAGGCCGCGCCCAAGGCAGAGAGGAGGGCCAGATGAGATACCGATCGCTCAAGCGACTCACCGCCCCGGCGGTGGAGCCGGTGACACTGACGGAAGCCAAGGCTCACTGCCGCGTCGATATCTCGACAGACGATGATCTGATCACGGGCTACATCACCGCCGCCCGCGAACTCTGCGAGGACTACATCGACCGTGCTCTCGTGACGCAGCAATACGTGATGCGACTCGACCAGTTCCCGCCAGAGATCGAGATCCCCCGCCCGCCGATGTCGAACACCGGCACCACCACCGCCGTCGTGGTCACGTACACGCTGAACGACTCGGGGGCAACGGCCACGCTTTCAGCAACGCAGTACCGGGTGGACCGTGACTCAACGCCCGGGGCGATCCGCAACCTCTACGGCGGCACGTGGCCCAGCAATCGCGACGATCAGAACTCGATCAGCGTCACGTGGTGGGCGGGGTACGGCGCGGCCGCGAGTGTGCCGCAGCGGATCAAGAACGCGATTCTCATGACTGTGCTAGAGCTCTACGAAAAGCGCGGCGACGCCCAGTTGCCACCCGGGGCGAAGGCACTGCTCGATAGCGTCTCCTGGGGGCAATACGCATGAGCATCGACGGCCGCTTCACGATCGACGTGCTTGTACACGACCTCGACGGCGCAACTTCGGTCAAGGTGCTGTCGCTCGAGTCGAGTGACGCTGTGACCACCGGCAAGGTCGCGCTCGTGACCGGGACGGTCGGCACCGCTTCGGTCACGCTCGCGCGGCAGCCGATGCCGTACACGGCTGCGGACGGTGGCACGGTATCGTTCACGTTCGTGGAGCGAGTGGCTCTGCGAGGCAGCCCGCACGTCGAGCTCACGACTTCGACCGCGAAAACCTATTTCGCGTCTGGCAACCGCGTCGGCGTCTACGAACTGACCGGCAGCGAGCGGACGGCATCGACGTTCTCGGTTCGCACGACCACCGGCACCGCGACCTACTCCCTCCTCGTCTACGGCTCATGATCGACTGCCACGTCACCCGCTCGAGACGCG